GTCACGGTCTGTAAGGTTCCTTGAGTGTCTCAAGACCGTACAGGGTGTCTTCCTTCAGAGATTCCTAGGATTTCCGAACGAAGAGTGGACATGGGAGAAATTTGATCTCTTTGTCCTAAGATACCTCAACGTCCTCATGGACGATGAGTTCTACGATGGAGAGCTTACCGAAGCAACGCTCTCCATCAAGACAAGATATTCCGAGCTTAAAGAAGTCCGGAAGATCTTCAAAATGTATGCTCTATCCGGTCAGGACGAGTATATCAGAACTAAGACCTATGAGGACAGCGTACCTCATTGGCTCAGGTCGGTCGTGCCGCTCTTCCGAACGGCGCTATCGATAAAGGGTGAGATATGGTCGACTGCTGTGCGGTCGATCTTCTCACAAACCAGAGGAATGGGGACACCCCCACCACTCGTGGTATACCAGTCGAAATTTAAGTTCTTAAACCTAATTTCGACTGCTCCAGAGCCTATCTCTCCTGAGAAGAGAAGGCTCATTGAGGTAGCAATGACACTTTCCATGAGGAGAGTGCCAGAGCACGCGTTTACGGGTCTTTCCACGAAGGCTCGTATTACACTTTCCACTTCTGCATGCTGGGAGAAAACCAGATCAGAAGGTGGATCACTTCAAGCAATTAGCGAGCTAATGCAAGAAGCAACTAGTGGTCGTCCAGCACCTGTGATCGACCTCTATACCGGAGCATTCGAGAGGTACATAACCCTCGAAAAGTCCGAAGCTGGAGAGTACATCTTCTGGCGCTGCCTAGAAGAAGTACTATCACATGACCCGAAAGAAGTCTCTCAGGTCTATGTGACAGTCGTTAAGGAACCGGGAAAAGCCCGCACCGTAACGAAAGGGATGATCGCGCTCAAAATAGTTTTGGACACGGTCAATAAGATAGTTTCATATCCTCTATCGAAGGTAGAAACTAGCAAATCCGGCATGAGCAAAGACGCCCATGGCTGGAACCTTTTCAATGAGTTCTATACTCACCAAGAAGAGGCCTTCCACGTCTCCCCTGGAAATAAAAGGGAAGACGGGAGTAAGTCGTCACTTATACGCGAAGTGATATATGACGACATATACGCCGAATGTACAGATTTCGTAACGGCGACAGACGCAAAGATTCATGAAGTATGTGAAATTATTGCGTCTAAGTGGATGAATAGGTGTGGCATCCCACCTATCCTCCAAACAATAGTTATGCAAACATGTTTTGCAGAACGTACTGTCCACTTCCATGGCAAAGGTTTATTTGCCAGAGTCGGGGAGAAGTCAGACACTGAGGATGAAACTCGGAATGTCTTACTTAAAAAAGGAATACTTATGGGCGATCCGCTCACAAAAGTTATCCTCCACTTCGTTAACATCTCCATAAGGGAGTTGTCAACGTACATAGCTCGCGGAGACTCTACTGAGCTCTCTAACGAACCATCATATGGCTCCGTCACAGTAGAGACGGTGTCATATCCTTTTACGGTTGTCAGTCCTAAAATGATAGTACTGAACCCGTTGGTGAGAGGCCCTAAGGGTGAACAGGCAGACTTACTCCTCGCGGAGCACGTACTGCCCATTCCCTCAATAAAGGACCTCCCGCTAGGGGTAACTTTCGAAAATATTCGGAAGAAATCCCCGAAATCACAAACCTGTAGTCCATACCTACCGGGAGTGACCGTACTTTATGAGGTCGCAAGTGGACCGAATAAAGTACACAGTCTGGAGCTTGGGTTTATACCCAAGAAACAGAGGGACCCCGATAAATTGAAGATCATGACCTTCAAATTTGGGGAAAGGGAATATCCGATAACTACTACGGATAGAAACCCTGACGACGAGAAGCTCATAGCAATGGGCCTCAAGCCGATAAACATCTATCAGGGTACTATAATAAGCACTCTGAAAGATCAAGAGCGTTTTGATAGAGATCATATCAATAAGCTCTTAGGGCGTCCGGTGAAAACGGACGCACCGACACGCGTGCTTTCACCGAAAGCACGGGTCGAAGATACAGAATGGAGCCATAAGCTCTTTTCTTGTATCTTTCCAAGTACTAGGCCATATTAGCCTAG